TCATTTTTTTCGCGCGGCGTGGAGGCCGTCGTCGGATGGGTTGAAAGGGTAGTCCGGATGGGTGGCGAACTCTATCATGGCGAGATTGGCGATGTCTACGAGATGTTCGCGGTTTCTGTCCCCTCTATATAATAAGAGGCGGTTTTCGATGGAGCCGATATTATCGTACTTTGCGCGGCCTATCTGGGATTGGAGACTGCCGTAGCGAAAGTAGCCCATGATTAGGCGATTCCTGCGGTATTCCTCGAAGCGCGGGCATGACTGGACGCGGGCGATTTCGTCGAGGCTCGGCGCGGGTTTTGCGGGTTCAAAAACGCCCGCCTGTTGAAGCAGGCGGGCACGTAAGTAATCGTGAACGGTTTTCATCAGAACGGGCAGTTATTGGAGGTTTCGGGTTCGGACTCGGAGTTTTCCCAAAGGGAGGCTCCGCGCCTCTGGGCGGCTTTAACTCGGTTTTTGATTGTAATGAAGAGCTGCCAGAGACGGTATGAGTCAAGCATGCGCCAGTCGGATATGCCGCCGAAACGGTCGCGCGCGATCGCGGAGATGTAATACTCCGGAGCGCCGTACTCCGTAATGCCCTCCACGTCGAGTCCGGCGTGTTCGATCCACCATGTATAGATGCGCCGCAAACCCTCCTCGCGGGCGAGGTCTGCCATCTCTTTTGACCATACAAGGATTCCATCGTTGGAAAGAAGTTCGAGCGCGTAAAACATGACACTCCACTGTTCGTTTGTAAGGCAGCTCGGCTTAGTATATATACCAAATAAGTCCTCGTTTATCGAGTGCCGCAACGCCTTTTTTTCAGGCTCGGGTTTCGTTTCCCAGCCCCATTTTTTGAATATTTTGTCCCACAATAAGGTGTACTTTCCAAGTTGTGGCGTGCGCTTGCTTTTGGGGACAAAGCGCCGCCGCAATGGCTTATTAGCTGCCTTGTACAGGATTTCCATTTGTTTCCGCCTTCTCTTTTATTATGCTCTTACGAATTTCCTCGTGTTCTATATCCTCGAGTTTCCTAAATTCGTCATTGCTGATTAACTTGATCCCTTCGTTTTTGAAAGATAGACTTACCCGTGATATTAAAGTAGTTGCAAATTCTTCTTTTCCGAATGTGCCTATCATCAGCGATTTTTTTGCCGTAGATAAAAAAGATATAGCGTCTTTTTCTGATTCGAACCCGTATTCAATCCAGCCGATTCTTACGACGGCCAGAGTTTTTAATTTTTTCATTCTCCAACCTCTTTGTCCGTTTTAGGCTCAACGTAAAAGCGCTCGACAACTTCCATTTCAAAGAGTTCTTCAATTTGCGAGTCGCGCTTTTTTAGCGCTTTTTTGATGCCGGTTTTATCGAGGCTGTAAGAGACTTTGGCGCAATCTGTGCGCTTGCGTTCGACAAGCTCGCAGGCTACAACATTGTCGGGTTTGCCGCTCACGTTCGATAGCGTCTTGTTGCCGGTTTTGAAACCGTAGGTCGCAAGCGAGCAGCTCGCCGACTTGCCCTTCCCGAAAAGCCGCTCGCGGTTCGCCGAAGCGTACGGAAGCGCGCGGTTTTGAAGTTCCTCTATCTGTCCGTCAAGGGCGGAGATTTCCGGATTGTACTTGTCCAATACGCGCTGGCTTTCAAGGTCGCGTATTGCCTTGAGCTTTTCGCGGCGAAGCTGGAGGCGCGCAATCTGGTCGATGTCGGCCTCAAATGCGTCGCGCGTTTCGTAGGTTTTTATTTCGGCGTTCGTTCTCATTGCTTTATTTCTCCACTTTGATGAAATTGTACTCTTCCGCCACCTTGCGCGCGTGCTCGTAGCTGTCGTATCTGGCCCATATTTGCACGCCGCTTTGGAACTTCCAGACGCCAGGGCTTTCCTCGAAGATTCGGACGCTCTCGACGGGCTTTGCGCGGGCGGGAAACGCGGGTCGGGCTTTCCCGAAAACCGCGCCGATTATTTTCGCAAAAAGTTTCTTCATGGCGGTTTAATCCCAGTCCGACTTCGAGACCCTTTGCGCCTGAATGTACAAGTGGGCGGCGACAAAGCTCTCCCACGACACTACTCCCCTGCCGAGCTTGCGGGCGTAACGTATGCGCTCCGTGATGCTTTTAAGGCCGTCCTCGCGCGCGAGGACGCGGAGAATCTCATAGGGCTGTTCCGTCGCGCGCTTGACTTGAACCGCCGCGCCCTTTTCGGGAAAATCGAGGCCGCTCGATTTGAGAATGGCGGCTACGTCCGCGCGAGTCGGATACGGCGGAAGTTTAATCTTATGCACTCCCCTGCGGTAGAGCTGCTCAAGCACTCCGTTGCGCTCCTGCATTACGGACGTTTCAAAGAGTTCCGTGCCGCACAAGACCATTCCGCATCCCGTCTCGTCGTAGATTTCGCGCAGGATTTCAAGGGCCTGAAAATACGTGTACGATTTGCTCGTCAGGTTGAGCTCGTGGAGCTCGTCGAGTATCAGCAGCATGTTTCCTTTTACCGCCCTCTTGACGCGGGCGATGAGCGCGTCGCGCTTGTCGTTGGGCGATATGCCCACGGCGTTTGAAAGCGTCTCCAGAAAGCCGTTTATGCCGCGCGCCGGACGGATTCTGACGTATGGCGAACGCCCGTGGTTGTGCGTGCGCGAATATTGGGTGAGCGCAAACGTCTTTCCGATGTGGCTCGGCCCCCAGAGGAACACGGGCGTTCCGCTTTCGCGCGCGAGGTCGCACGCCGTGAATATGCGGCGCGCCGTGGGAGTTTCGACAAATTCGGTCGTTCCGAGCACGAGCCTTTTGCGCTCGGTTTCAAGGAAGTCGCGCATGCCCTTCGCCATGTTTGCAGGAATGCCGTATTTTTCGCCCGTTGCTGGGTTTGCATAGGTTCCGCGGTATATGCGCATCACCGTGGTGTGGTCGTACTTTATCTTTTGGCAGAAGTCCCGAAAGGCGATGCCCTCCTTTACGCAGAATAGAAAGCAGTCCGCGAGCAACTGCCGCTCGCTCTCGGCGTATTCGGCGGTGTCGCGCCGGATTTGGTCGAGAGAGTAGTTCCATGTTGCGCGGGGCGTGAGGCTCTTTGCCTTGTGCTCCGCAAGCTGTGTCGATTGGTTTTCTTCCATTGTATTTCCTTTGCTGTGCTAAATTAGCTCCGACGGGTCGGAGAAGTCCTCGAGGCCGCAGTCGTGGGATTCGGGGACGCTCGGCGCGCCGACGAGCGCGGCCGAATCTTCAAAATCCATCAACGCGCGGTTTTGCGCCGCATTCCGCTTTTTATTTTCGGAATTCGAGCGGCGGATTTCCCTTGCGACTTTTTCCGCCTCGCGCAGGACGCCGCGGTTGTGTTCGCGCATCGCGGCGAGTTCGCCGGCCTTTGTGGGCATGAGCGGGGCGAGAACCGCGCGGGCTTCGTTGTTGCGCTTTGCGGCGGCCTCCGCCGCGCGTTTTACGGCTTCGCTATCGAGCATGTTCACGCGCCTAACGCGCTCGCAGCCGCAGATGTAGCGGTTCTCGTAGGTGAGGTGGACAACCGAAAGGTCGTCGTCAAAATAGCAGAGCATTTTCTTGCCCGTGAACTCTTCGATAATGTCGTCCGGCGGCGACTTGAAGACGAGGTTTTCCTGTATGCGCTCGCACTTGTGGATTTTAAGAGACTTCGCCGCAAACGTGCATCCGCCGTTTGTGATGGCGAACTTCCAGACCTGTTTTAGCGCGAACAGATGGCAGTATTGGCGCGGGTCGGGCCGCCAGAAGTCGATCCCCGCAGCGAGGCGGTTCATTCTTTCAAGCGGGCTTTCGAGGCGTTCCCAAATCTCGATTTGCGGAAGTTCCTCCTTGCCTACCTGGGCGAGCTCCGCCTCAGTGTGGACGCGGTCGAACTTGTCCCGCCTCCATTCCCTGACGGTTTCAAAGCCCTGCAGATTGTGGTCGGTGCGCTTGCGCAGCGCGTCCAGGGCTTCGATTATCAGCCCGCATATGTCGTCGAAGCGCGGGTACGGCAGGAGAAGCTTGTCGACGATTTCCTCGCGCGAGCCCGCCTTGCGCAGCAGTTCCTTCGCGTATGAAAGGGCGTATTTTGTCTGCGCCGGCATGTTGTCGTAGCGGTTGCCGCTGTTGCCGTCGGAAAGGGCCAACTGCTCCTGAAACGGCCTGAAAAACACCTCAATCCACGACTTGCACCACGGCTTGCCGCCGCCCTCCTTGAAGCCGCCCTTTAAAAACGAGTCGTGCAGAGTGCCGCAACGCTTTATGATTATGCGGTCTCGGAAGGTCTGTTTGAGCGCGAGTTCGTCGGCTTCCGAAAGCGTCGCCGCGGCGTTTTCGATTTGGAAGGTCACGGGGTACGGCGGAAGCCCGCGCTGGGCGATTATGTTGAGAATAAGCTGTTTTACGTCCTCGCTTGCGATGCCGATTACGGAATCGTCTTCTTTGCGCTTGGCGCGGGGCTTTACGATGTGCGCTATGTCGCAGCCCGTGGCGACGTCGAAGGCGAAGACCGCCAGCGGATAGCCGAACTGGCGTTTGAGCCCCTTTTCGGCGATGGTGCAGATTTTGTCGATGCGCACGTCGTCAAAGGCTATCCATTCCATGAAACGCAGTTGCGACTTGTCGCGCAGAACCATTGCGGGCGCGGACGAATGCGCCGCGAAAACTCCCTGCCGCGCGCCGTCAAGCAGGTATTTGTTGCGGGGCTTTATGCGTTGCAGGTTGCCCAAACTCCAGCCGTCGGGCAGTTCCCTGTCTCCGCCCATAAGCCCTGGAACCGGACGCCCCGTATTCCGCGCCCATTCGTATTTTGTTCCGTACCCAGGAATCGCTTCGCCCTTGCGGAACATGTTTATTAGCTGGCGGCGGGCGGCGCGGCACGGGGTCTTGCGCGACCCGCGCAAAAGCAGCTCCCTGAACCATTCGACGAACGCGGGCGGAAGCCCCTCCTTATTGCCGCGCCAGTTGGGGCGCAGCACCCGCCAGTCCCCGCTTTTGGAAAATTCGGAATAGAGCGCATAGAGGCGTTTGTAGCTCCAGCCCCGCGCGCCCTCCGCCTCCTTGCGGCAGGCTATTTTCATGCACGCCTTGTTCGGGCTTTCGGAAAGTATGATTTCGCGCATCGCTTCCAGCCTGTCCAAAACGAGGTTGCGGATTTCGAGTTTCAATGAAAGCAGCTCCTCGCGGGCGGCTTCGCCGCATTGAACGAAGTCGCAACTGCGCACGAGTTCCGCTTTGGTGGGCTGAATGCCGCGTTCCATCCCCCTATTCCCCGCAGTGCTTGATTAGGTTCTTTATTTCGTCGAGCCTGTCCTCAAGCGACCTTTCGATGAGCACGAGCTTTTCGAGCGGCAAACGGACGATATCCTTGTGCTTCGTCAGCTTGTCGAATTCGGCAAGATTGTTCGTCCAGTCCTCCCACAATAGCATCTGCGCGGACTGCCCGCCGGCGTTTCCGCTTTGCAGAGCGCGAAGATTATTTTTGGGCTGGGGCTTTGACTGCTCCGTCTGTTCGTCCGAGTAGGCGCGCTCCGCGCCCTCTCGCAGGAGCTGGCGCAACTGCGTCAATGTCATTCCGCGGACGGTGGAGTCTAAGAGCTCCGTTGTCTTCTCGTGCTCTGCAAGAAATTCATTGATGTTAAAGTCGCTTCGCGCGATTGCATATCTGCCACAAATATCATCAATTCCTTCAGAGAGTGCACAGGAAGCTTGTTCGGTATCGAAAGCTTTCCTATGAACACTTTTGCAAGCCCTATGTAGTCTTTGGCGGTTCGTTCCGCCATCGGGCGCACATTTCCGCCGTCGGACAATGCTTCCGACAGCCATTTTCCGAATTTGCCGTGGCCGACTATGGACTTTGCGGCAAGAGCGCACAGACCGAACTTCAGGGCGTTTACCGCGAAGGCCGAACGGTTCTCTTCCACAAGGTCAAACGCTTTGCGGACTATGCCCGCATCGGGCTTGAACTGCTTCTGCAAGGCCGTTTCAAGCGGGGTTATTTCAGTGTTTTTTTGAGATTTTTTCATGGGATTATTTGCGTTTCAAAGATGCTTTGAGTTCTTCTATAAGCTCCAAACGGGTTGATACGGGAATTTGGCGGATAAACTCCGCGCGGCGCGGCCCCGTGAGGCGGAATACGACGAAATTGCGGTATTCCTCTATCGGGACGCGCAGCATGCGGCGCGTCTTTCCGTTTGCCCGCGATCCCGTATCAATCGCCACGAGTTCCCCCGTATCTATCAGGTTGAGGTAGTGCTGCACCGTCCCGCCCAACTTCTGGGCAACCTCCCACAAATAGAGAACCGTCCGCCCCGGAAAATCGAGGCTGTGTAAGAAGTTCGTCTGTTGCGGGTTTTCGGGCATTGGCTGTTTATTAAATTCTACTTGGTGCGGCGGGTATGCCGCGCTCGCTTCTTGGTAAATTTGCCGTTTTAAGGTTGATATAAGTAATTATTTTAGTTCTAATTAACTTATGAACGACGGATTTATATCGATTGAAGATTTTGTCTCAAATACCCTTGCGGGCATCGTTAAAGGAGCTGTAAAAGCCAATGAAGAAATTTCCAGCCTTGGCGGTAGGATAAACCCATCCGTCAATGTGGACAGAGGCACTCCCATCACTGTTGAGCGCGGCGATTTGGTTTGCAGGGCAGAATTTGACATTGCCCTTTCCGTCAGCGGCAAGAAAGGCGGCAATGTTAAAGTCGGCGTATTCAGCGGCTTCCTGGGCGGAGGCGGAGGCGCAGAAGCTGAAAACAGAACATCTGCCGTTTCGCGCGTTAAGTTCGCTGTTCCTTACAGCCTCCCGCAGACGGTCAAGATTAAAAGCGGTGGCTGTCAGGCGGTTCCCCTTAATCGTAGTAATAGAGACTTTTCCGGATGTTGACAGAGGCCTGATATAAGCTATCTGCGCTACGTCGATTATTAAATCTTGCGCCGCAACGAATCTTTTTGATGTCATAACTTTTACCTTTCTGCTGTTTATTTGGTTGAAATTGACGCGAGAAAATCTTTCAGAATAACCGCAATATGTTTGAATTTGTCGAGTTTGTGTTTTGCGCCGTGGGAGCGGTCGCTTCCGTGGCGGCAGCCGTGTGCTCGGTATATTTCGGGGTCAAGAATCTTAACGCGCAAAAGCCCTTCGTCGGACTTTCCGTTACAAACATAATCACCAGTCTCGGCGGGAAAGCCGTCGCCCTCGATTTGACAAATTCTCGCAATTTCGATATCTTCGTTTCCGAATGCTTTTTCCCCATTGATGAAAAGCAGAACTGCCACTTTTTGCCCGTCAGTAGACAACTTCCAATTTGCCTTCACTCCCGACAGAGGGTCACCGTTTTTATCAACGAACGACACCGTGAGGAGCTCAAAAAACATAAGAAAATCGCCGTTAGAACAGAGTGTGGACATACGTTTTTCTGCGATATCCCACCGTATATTTGAAATCGAAACCTCTACGCCAAGTGGCGAAAAAATGCCCCAGATCGCCATTATTTCGCCCTCCTATTTGTATGGCGCGGGGTATGCCGACGGTTTGTAAAAAAATTTGGGTTAGCGCGAATGAAGTCGGAATAATCGGGAAGTTTTGCTATGCGACCATTCAGGCGTATGCTGGTGTGTACACCGTTGCAAACATCGCACAAATATTGATATGTTATTCCTAATAAGGGTGCGGCTTTGCGATAACTCCAACCTTTTGTCCGGAGTTTATTTTTTGCCCATGTGTTTTTCATTTTTTTTGATTGCGTAAATTACCAGTTTCTTGTTAATGTTCAAATTAGAATAACAATATTTCTGGTAATGCAAGAAAAAAATACAGAAAAACTGGTAAATTTTTCAGATCGCTTCAAAAAATTGATGGATGAAGCAGGATTAACTCAAACAGCTGCGGCTAAAATCTTCGGCGTATCGCAAGGAGCGATATTTGATTATAGGGAAGGTAGAAGCGAACCAAAAAGTTGGCCTTTACTTAGAATGGCAAAATACTTTGGCGTTAGTGTAGAATGGTTGATGACAGGTGAATCCGATACGAAAGAGGATTCGGCTACTCAAATTTGGAGGGATAGGGCTCTTGATGCAGAACGGAAGCTTGAAATAGCACGCGATGCCTTAAAAGGGGCACTAAAAAAAATTTTAAAATAAAATGTTCCAGTATGAACAATATAAAAAGGCAGAATCCTTTATTTTAGCGGTTTTGAGGGTTTTTGCGTTAAAAAAGCTGGAACACTTAATTTCACAACTAACTAATAATCAACAATCCAAAAATGCAAGACTTGCACATTTGAAAGGCCAAAATGGACGAAAGAGACAAAAATTTGCTGAATATAGGAGTGCTTCTGAGCGAGGATATGGAGCGGATAGAGGTTATGTACGAGGGCTTCGACATGAGTTATTTTATTCTTGGGATGGTGGACGCCGAAATGCGCGGCTTGAACTCCCCCGAAGCCCTGGAACACTTGCGCGCCCTGTACGGCATGTTCAGTTCCCCCGCGCGCGCCCGCTACGAAATCCGCTCGCTCGTCTGGAAGAACCGCGTCGCCGCCGCGAACGAAAAGCCGCCGGAGGAGGACGAATAGCGTGTAAAAAAGACATGCGTGTCTTGTCTGAATTAAATGCACATAAGGGGCAAAATTTGCTTTACTGGGACTTTTTTAATGACAATATTGTTCGATATAAAATCGCTGATATGGAAACAGAAATCACAATTGGAAAGACCATAGAATGCTATTCTGCTTTGCGTGATGATGTTGTGGGAAAATCCGTTCGAGAAATGTTCGACATCGCAAGGAAATGCGCAAAAGAAGGCGAATATGTTAGCAACGATACATATTTTCATGCGTTGTTCCTATCGGAAATAATGTTTTCAAACACAAAGGAATCTTTGAGGATTCTGTCGGGGTGTGACATTGTCCGTTTTTTGCGGACATTGTACGACTCCTTTATTGCATGTTGCAGTGAAATTGCAAAAAATAACGGTGTAATTAAAATTGTTGCGTTAACTCCTTCCTCTGAACGATTCGAAAAATGCAAGTCTGACTTGCATGCATTCTTTAAAGAAATAAAAGAAGCATGTCCGTCTATCGACGGAAAAATTTTCGGAGTGTTGAAAATCTTGCCCCCTGAAATGGCAAAGTCGGTTTTGAATGGAACAAATACGACGCTTTCGCACTATATTGTTTCTGACTCCAAAATGTTGAGGATAGAATCTCCGCACGGTGTGTTGGCGGAAGATCATCCTGCTTCATCCATAAAGGCCAAGGTTTTTTTCAATACACCGAACACGGCGACCGATATTGCGAACTCATTTGATAATTCCTATTTCCCCGAAAATGCAACAAAATGAGTTCACTTTATTTGTTGCAGTATTTGCCGCTACACTTGCTGCAGTAAATATATTCAACGCCTATTTAAATAATCCCTTTATCCTTAACCCTATCAACGATAGGGTTAAGGCATTAAAGAACAAATGCGATTCCGCAAAACAAGGAGTGAAGTTGCCGTTTGCACGGGAGAAAATAGATACGAAAATTAAGCGTCTCGGATGGATGTTAACCGGAATGAAAGCAGCGACATTCTTTTATAATGCATTAGTTCTCTGTTTATGGGGTTGGTATTCTTTCGCTATATTGGAAGGAGAATTTAATATGGGAGATGCCCAGGGATTTCTTTGGAAAGTTTCTTCCTTGTCTTTGTCAGTTGTTGGTATCGGGGTTTTGATACGGCTTGCTCTGCCGTTTATTTCAAAAACAGACGGAATACAGGAGGAAGATTCAAAAAACCTGAAAGCTGCGAACGAGCAGATCGCAAACGAAAGTACTGAAACCGAACGCTTTTAAATAAGTAAATTTTCTAACCTCCCAAGCTTTGCTTGGGAGGTTTTTTGTGCCTTTAACCGCAATTTTCTCCGAGAAATTCTCCGCGAATTTGAATTTCTCCGCAACTGAATCAACTGATTCAACCGAATATTTTGCGGTTTTCGCGCTTTGTGATAATCTTGCGCCGTTATGCAAAAGACGGCACAGGACAGTCAATCAAAAAGCGATTCGCCGAGGCGTCCGCGCATTTACGCAATCGCGAAAAAGAGCGCGGACATCGCCCATGTACATGTCGCCTTCTGGGCTGATGGCGGCCCAAAGAATTTTATGGTGGGCTTCTCCCGTCGCGGGATTGCCGCCGAAATAGCCGGAATTGAAAACGCCCTCGCGGACGGTTCGGAAACATTCGACCCTGGCAACGGGCAAATTTACGAAATCTCCCCCGAACTCCTCGGGGAACTTCGCTCAATACTTTCTTCATATCATGCTGTGCTACAGGGCGGCAGCGACGCGCAAGTCGTCCGTGGCGGCGTTTCAACGCCAATAAAACCCAAAGCGTCCGCGCGGCAAGCCAATGGCTCTGCTGCGCGTCAAAATTTAATATCCCAAAAGGATACCTGCGCAAATGGCGATGCGGAGTTGGACAACAGTGCCCGCATGGCGCAGGTATCCGCCGATTTTGAAAATCAAGTCGCGCGCATAGTGGGCGATGAGCTCCGCAAGGCCATGGTGCCTGTTTTGGCTGAGATTGACGCTATCATTGCGCTTGTCAAGGAGTGTGCGGCCGAATTGGAGGCCGTATCCAAAGATTTTATAACCTGCGCGTCCGGCGAATTTGGAGGCCGGAATACGCCGCCTGCGCCGCGCCGCAAAGGCGGAAGAGACAGTTGTTGCCCGAAGGCGGGGCGCGTCAACGCCGAGGGCTCCATTTTCACGCGGCGCGGCCGCACGTCGGTTGTGGTCGGTTCGCGCAAGGTATCTTAACTCAAACAAAAGGAAAACTATGACTACATTGTTTTTAATTCTTGCGACGGCGTGCGTGCTTGTCGCCCTCGATTTGCCTCGCACCCTTTGGGGAAGTCGCGGCGGATTGTCGCTTGCCGGAATCGCCTTTTTTGGCGCGCTGGCCGCCCTCTGCGCCGGATGTGCATCGACAACGGTCACCGAATACGACGAACAGGGAAATGTAGTTAAGGTGACGGAGAGCGACGAAAGCGCGTTTGCGATAGCGGCGCAGTCTATACAAACGAAAGACAATATGCTGCACGCCTCGGGCTGGGCGGTCGGAGTTCAGCCGAGTGCTGGCATATACGGCGTGGGAGCGTTCGACGTGCTGGCGGGCTCGATAAACGCCGAAACGGGAGCCGCAAACGCCGCAAGCTATGCGGCCATGATAAACGCCTCGAAGGTGTCGCTGGACGTCACGGCGAACGCCGAAGGCATAACGGCAAAGGCCCAGTCAAATGAAAATGCTATCACAACGCCTGATTCAAACGCGGGCGCAGAAATGGCGGAGGGCAAGTAAGATGTCCGGCGAAACTCCCGCCGCGCAAAGCGGCAAGCAGGCGATAGGTTCCTGGCTCAAGGCAAAAGGCACCGCGATAGGCGTCGCAGTCGGCGTCGCGCTGACGAGCTTGGGCGACTACCTGTTGGGCGATACGGGGCTGATACCGTTTTGCATAGGGCTTGTAAAGCAGGCGATAGCGTTCTTTTGATGCGACGCCTTTGCAAACTGCTTTCCCGCGTGTCCGCCGCCTTGTGGCGCGGCGCGCGGGGGTTAATCGGGGTGAAAATTAACATTAGGTTTTAAATGCTTTTCGGGAGTTTTTCGGGGCTTTGCCTCTTTGCTGCGGGATACGCCGAAGTTGAGGCCGGCTGGCTGCAGCAGGCGGCGATATTCATCGCGGCGTCCGCGGCCACGCTCTACTACGTGCGCGGCGTTTTCAAAAAGATTCCGCCCGACAGCGAAAAGTACCGGCACGTAAACGACTGCGAAAAGCTTTGCCAAGCAAACCTCTACGCCCACGAGAAACTCGACCGCGAAATGAACGAACGGCTCGCATCCATGAGCGGGCATTCCGCCAACAGCCGCAAGGAAATCTACACGCGGCTTGCGCACGTTGAAAACGAGCTCGCCTCCATAAAGAAGGAAAACGAACTGCAAACCAAAGAACTTTACCTGATACGCGAAATGCTTTCGCGCCAAAACCGACACGAACAATGACTCTCTGCGAAAAAGAACAACTGCGCCGCGTGCTGCTTTTAATATTGGAAGCCGCGCGCCACGGGCTCGCCCTGCGCGAAATCGCGAACTTGGCCGAACTGCGGGCTTTTAAAAACGCCGACGCCGAATTTGTCGAGAACCTCGAATGGCTTTGTGCCAAAGGCTATGCGGAGGAGACGCGGACAGGGATTTCGAAGCTGACCCGCGCGTGGCGCATTACGGACGCCGGCGTGGAATACCTCGACTCCATAAACGCATAAAGATGGCCCTGACGCGCACATGGATAGACTCGAAGCTCTCCCGCAGGGAGCGCGCGAGACTCGTAGAATACCTCCTCGAACGGTGGAACAACCCGACGGCGGAACAGATTCTTTCCGCCATAGGAGAACTGTTTCCGGAAAAGGAACCGCCTGGAATCCGCTCGGTATCCGACTGGAAGGCGAAGGCGTGGGAATTCGAAGTGAGCCTCACCGAGATGCGCGCGGAAGGCGAAGCCGCCCGCCGAGTCGTGGAGGACGGGAACGACTTCGGAGCTGCCAACAAGAAGAAGCTCGACGAGCTTTTGTGGCGCAAGCTGCGCGAACTCAAGGACGGCGACGAGATAGACGGCAAGCTGCACGACTTGGTGCTCTCCTCCGCGCGGCTTACGGCGCAGGTGCGCGCCAACCGCGAGTCGGAAGGCAAGCTGAAACTTTTAGAGGCAAAGCTCGCCGAACTCGCCCGCGAAAAGGCCGAGTGGGAGTGCAAGGAAAAGGAGCGGGAGGAAGCCAAAAAGAAGGCTATTGCCGACATCCGAAACGGCGGCGGGCTTTCCGACGAGGCCCTTGCGAAGCTCGAAGCCCAGATAGGGAGTTTGTAATTTGAAGGAAATCTGCACAGTCAAAGCCAAGAACAGGCCCGAGCTCGAGATGGGAATCTTTTTGCCGTACCAGTGGCGGTGGATTCAAGACCGCTCGCGCATAAAGCTCGTGGAAAAATCCCGCCAGATAGGCTTTTCGTGGGCGACGGCCTACGACATAGTGCGCCAGCAGTCGCGCAAGGCTGTAAAGCTCGACTCTTGGATTTCCTCCCGTGACGAAATACAGGCGCGGCTCTTCTTGCAGGATTGCAGGAAGTTTGCGGGGCTTTTAAACATTGCCGCCTCCGAAATCGGCGAGAGGGTCTATAAAATAGACGAGGCGCGCTCCGTCACGGCCTTTGAAATGTCCTTTGCAAACGGCACCGTGGCGCATTCCATGAGCTCCAATCCGGACGCGCAGGCGGGAAAGCGCGGCACGCGCGTCTTGGACGAATTCGCGCTGCACCAGAATCCGCAGGTTCTTTACTCCATCGCATTGCCAGGCATTACATGGGGCGGCCAAATGGCGATAGTTTCCACCCACCGCGGCGCGCACAACTTCTTCAACCGTCTCGTTCAGGAAGCGCGCTACGGCGAAAACAAAAAGCGGATTTCGCTCCACCGCGTCAGTCTTCAGGACGCGCTCGACGAGGGTTTCCTGTGGACATTGCAACAAAAATTGCCAGAGGGCGACGAGCGGCAGGAAATGGACGAGGCGGCCTATTTCGACAGCGTGAAAGACCAATGCGCCGACGAGGAGTCCTTTCTACAAGAGTACATGTGCGAGCCCGCGGACGAATCGAGCGTGTTTATCACGTCCGACTTGTACGACGGCGTGACCTACGGACTCTCCGAAAACTGGCAAAAGCCGCTTTCCGAGTGCGGAGACCTCTATGTGGGCATAGACGTCGGCCACAAGCACGACCGCACCACCTGCTGGGTCTGGGAGAAGCTGGGCAACATCTATTTTCAAAGGCGGCTGAAAGTCTTGCAGAATATGAAGTTCTCGGAGCAGGAAGCGGAGATTTACCCGATTCTTTCTCTTCCCAACATGCGCCGCTGCTGCGTGGACGCCACGGGTATAGGCGCGCAGTTCGCCGAACGCATGCAAGAAAGGTTCGGGAAATACCGGATTGAAGCGGTCGCATTCACGAACGCTGTCAAGGCCGACATGGCCTACAAGCTGCGCGCGGCGTTTGAAGACCGCAACATACGCATCGCCGACGACAGGGACACCCGCGCGGATTTCCGCAGCATAAAGAAGGAGATAACGAGCTCCGGAGCCGTTCGCTTCGACGCAGAGCGCACCGAAGCCCTCGGACACGGAGACCGCTTCTGGGGCGCGGCGTTGGGGTTCTACGCCGGAGCGAAGCCGACGGAGTCTTATTTTATCCCCATAACGCGCCGCAGCGACAGGAGGCTTTTTTAAATGAAATCGGAAATCACTGACGAGAGAATCTTGTGGGAGAAGCGTTCGCGCTACAATCCTCTGCTGGGCTTGCGGCCGCAGACGCTGCGCGCTGCAAACGACGCCTTCAAGACGGGCTATATGTCGAAGGCCGCGCGCATTTGGGAGGAAGTCGAGGAGTGCGACGGAATTGTCTCCACCGTGCGCGCCAAGCGGCGCAAGAGCGTATCGCGCCTTGCCTGGAACATCGTTCCGTTCGGTAACGCCTCCGAGGACACGGCCAAGGAGCACGCCTCAATACTTGAGGATTTTTACAACAACATATCGTGGACGCACGCCTGCAACGGGCACCGCACGGGCGGGTTCTCCCGTCTTGTGGAGGCCATGCTCGACTGCGTCGGCAAGAAGTATTCCGTGCATGAAATCGTCTGGAACCCCAATCCGCAGGCGCGCTCTCTCCGCGCGACTTTCAAGTTTGTGCCGCTCTATTTTTTTGAGGATACGTTCGGCGAATTGAGGCTGCTTAAGTCGCCCAACGCCGTATTTGGCGACGAATTGAAGCCTGACAAGTGGCTTATCGCCGCAACCGACTATCCGCTGATGGCGGCGTGCTCCGTCTATTATCTGATGAAGCAGATGAGCCTTGCGGATTGGCTCGTGTTCTCGCGCCGCTTCGGTTCGGCTTTGGCGTGGCTGAAAACGGACGAGCCCGCCCATTCCGAAAAGTGGGAAGCCATGGCCTCCGCCCTCGCGAACATCGACAACGAATCGAGCCTGATGACCGGCAACGCCGATACTCTAACGCTCTTGCAGGCTTCCGGCCAGAACGCCCCTTTCAAGGAAGTAATAGACCATCTCACGCGCCTTGTGATCACGATGTGGCTCGGCAGCGACCTTGCCACAATGTCCTCGCAGGACGGCGCGGGGGCGAGTTTGCAGGGCGAGTCGGCGGCGATGCTCGAGGACGACGACTGCCTCTTGATAGAGGAGACTTTGGCAAACACCGTATCGCGCTTTGTAATCCGCTACTATTTCGGCAACGTCGAGCCCGCAGCATATCTGCAATTCCAGCGCACCGACCGTTCCGACAAGAAGGCCGCCCTCGAAATCCTCGGAATGACGGCGGACAGAGGCGTTTCCGTCTCCCAAAAGGCGTGGCGCGAGGCAAGCGGAGTCGCCGCGCCCGACGAGGGCGAAGCCGTAATCGAGAAATCGCAGACGCCGATGCTTCAAGATTCCGCCTTCGGCGCAAACGACGCTGAAAGCGACATAGACGAGCTTTCCCGCGCGATGAGCACCGAAAAGAAGCGGAAGCTCCTTGCCGAACTCGACCGCATCGAGGCTATGGACGACGCCTCTCAGCGCGCCGACGCCCTTGCCGAACTGGAGCGGAATATCGGCGAGTATTTCGACGGCGGCAGGGCCGAAGCGGAAGCCATGATGAAGATTTTGGAAAGGAGAATTTCAAATGAAAAATAAAGCGGGAAAAATTTTGGCGTTTTTGGGGCTTAAATGTTCCGAGACGGACAATCTATCCAAAAGCGAGAGAAAACGATTTTGCAACGGGTTTTTGGCGTTTTGCAACGGGGTTGCAAAGCGCGACGGGGATAGCGACATTGCGAAGCAATCGCGTAAGGGGCTTGCCCCTTCAATGGCAGGCGCACCTTGCGCCTGGGCGGCGAACGAGTCCGATGGATTTGAATATGTGGTTCAGGATACGGATCTGGTTTGCGCGGCAAACGATGGCGACGGCTGGTATCTGGTGGCTCCGTATGGAAATTTCAACCACCGCGTCGGGGTTCAGCGTTTCGACGAGCGGGGCGCGGACGAGATAATCGACAAGTACAAGTCCATTTGGGCGCGCCTGAAACGCGCCGCCGGATTCGGGACGACAATTCCCGTCCATCTCGGGCATCCGGACGTGGGCGACGACGGCAGGCCGGGCATTTCCTCCAAATATCTCGACAAGTCCGTGTACGGCAAAGTGGCGGACTTGGCAAAGTCTCCGGAAGGGCTTCTGGCGAAGATAGACTGGCAGCCGGATTTCGGGTTGCTTCCGCACGGGCTGCGCTTCTCGCCGTTCTGGCTGATGCGGCCACTTTCAAAGGGCGTATACCGCCCGATGTTCCTCGCGTCTCTGGGGCTGACGCCAACTCCGAACATTCCCGCAACCGCCGCGGCAAATTCGCTCGAGGAGGCAATTTCAACTGAAAACCAAACAAAGGAAAACCAAATGATAAAAGAGCTGTTAACGCTTTTGGGGTATTCCGAAGAGGAGACCCAAAAGTATCTGGACAAATCGGAGGGCGCACCTTCCGAAGACGAAATCAAGGCCAAGATAAAAGCCATTTTCGACGGGGCGGGAAACGCCGAAGCCGCGAAAACCGCGCAGGCCGAGGCTGAAAAGAAGCTCGCCGAAGCGCAGGCCGCCGCGGCTAACGACAGGGCCGCCGCAGCGGAAATTGTAATTAACGCCGCTATAAAGTCCGGCAAACTCACGGAGGCCGACCGCGCCGCCCGTACCGAAACTCTGAAGAAGGCTGCGGATTTTGTCGCCGCCGCAAATGAAATCGAGGCCTTGCCGGTTGTAGTGGAAACCAAGCCGGAGACTGACGGCCTCAAACAGGGGGACGCGAAGGCCAACGCCAAGGCCGCTTTCAACGGGCTTGTCGCCAAATACGAATCTGAGGGCATGAGCCATTTTGACGCCACGATGCGCGCCAAGCGCGAAATCCCCGAGCAGTACAAGCTCGCGTTTGAATCTTAAACCCAAACAAAGGAACCATCCAATGAAAAGAATCATGGAAAAAATCCGCCGCCTGTTCGCCCCGTGCGTGTGGGCGGCAAATGATACGCTCGTCGGCATTCATCCCGAGGGCGCAATAAACTGCGTAGCAGACGGCGCAATCGTACGCAACAGCCTCGTCGCGCTTTCGTCCGGCAAAGTCGTCGCGTGCGCCGCAAATAACCGCCCGCTCGGCTTTGCGCAGGACAATGCCGCCGAGGGCGAAGGGCTCGCCGTAAGGCTTCTGGGCAATGCGGTGGGAACCGCGGTGGGAATCGCCGCTGAAACCGTAGCGCAGGGAGACCCTCTCTACGAGGCCGCAAACGGCAAGGTCGGCAAGACGGAGGGCGGATACTTCATCGGCTACGCCCTGAACGCCGCATCCGCCGGCGGAGAAGTGGAAATCCAGCACTGCGTCCCGCAGGCGATTCCGGCTTCCGAATAACCTTAAAAAATCAAAGTCATGGAAAAGATACACGAACTTACCAATTCCAACCTCAATAGCGGCTTCATTTGCGCCGCCAATGACCGCGTGGCGGACTCGCAATTCAGCGAGGCCCTCACCAACTTTGCAAGCGGGGTCAGGAGCGAGAAGTACGAGGCTCTGCTCAACTTCATCGCCCCCGCCGTGCGCGCAAACCGACGCTTCGAGTTCCGCAAGGGCGGCAAGGGGGAATTCCTCGCCGACAGTGAAGACGTGCGAAACGTCGGCGGCGACTTCAAGCGGCTCGAAGTGAAGGGCGAAATCGTCCAGGAAAAGACGCTCAACAAGGGCCTTACCATCCGAATAGACAACGACGAACGCTACGACGGAATCGAGGAGGAGAAAACCCAGAGCCTCGTTCGCCGCCTGATTCGCAACGAATGCGTGCGGGCTGTCGCCATGCTGCTTTCCGTGGCGGGGTCCGCCGCCTCCAAATCGTGGGCGACCGGCTCTACCAAGACGCAGCCCGACGCCGACCTGCGCGCCCTCATAGATTCGGTGGGAGACGCGGTAATGCTCGACGCCAACCGCCTGCTCATAGGCTCGAAGGCATGGAGCACGCGCCTTGAGGTCTACGAAAGCTCCACCGCCCCCTATGCGGGAGTGGCCGCAAACTTCGGGGCCCAGCAGCTCGCCGACAAACTCGGGCTCGACGGCGTATTCAAGAGCACAGAGCGTGTCGAAACCGTATCCGGAAAGGCAAAGGTTACAAACAGCGCGTATGCGGTCGCCTTTATCGGCATGGACGGGGCGACAGACCTCGACCCCTCGACGCTCAAACGCTTCTGGAGCCCGTGCGACGGTGGCGAAATGTTCCGCATCTGGCGCGACGAAAAGGCGAAGTGGGTGGACATCACGGTCGAGCACTACTCCAACATCGTAAACACGGTGGCGGGCGGCGCGAAAGCCATATCCGTGTCCTAAGCAACCGTCGCGCGGAGGCGGGCAAATAGCCCGCCCCGCGCGGCATCCCTTTCTCTTATATTTTTTATGAATCCGGTTTTTCCATATTCGGGCGGCAAACGCAGAATGCTGAAGCACATTTTGCCCGTGATTCCGCAGCACGATACCTACATTGAACCCTTTGCGGGAGGTTTGGCTGTGTTCCTGGCAAAGGAACGCGCAAAGGTTGAAGTGATAAACGATTTGAACGACGAGGTGTCGGGATTTTATTTGTATGTGCGCGAGCATCTGGACGCGCTGCTTTCCGAAATGGAGTGGTACCTGCATTCCGTGGAAATTTTCAACCGCCTGCAGGAAAACAAGGGGCTTACCGAGCTTCAAAAAGTCGCGCGATGGTATCTTTTGAAAGTGTCGTCGTTTAGCGGTTTTGGCGACTACTACGCGCGCGATCCGCGCGGATATCGCGGATTCGACAAGGTAAAACATGTTCCCGCAATCAAAGAACTCCATGAGCGTCTTCACGGCGTTTACATTGAAAAACGCGACTGGCGGCATGTTGTGAAATTTTACGACAAGGAATCCGCCTTCATCTACTTTGACCCGCCTTATTGCACGGCCGACAGCGGCGTCTATGACGTTTGGGAGCCCGCAGACATGGAGTTGTTGCGAAACAGTCTCTACACCCTCAAGGGCAAGTGGCTGCTTTCTTGCGACGGGTCGGATATTTGTAGGGAAATCTTCGCAGACTTCGCAAAAGTCGAAGTTCCGTTTAAATATTCGGCGGGTACGGGCGACAGAATTCGCCCAGTAAAGAGTGAAATGCTCGTCGCCTGCGACGCGCTTGCGGACGCCTTGCAGGGGAATTTCAACGCCGTTTCAGGGCTTCGGCAAGCGGCATAACAATCAACGAAGAGGACGAATGAATGAGCTACACTTATTTGTTGGAGGGGGCGGAGGCATACTCGGCGGAATGCTTTGCGGGCATACCTGCGTCTGCGCCGTCGAAATCGAGCCCTATTGCCGCGAAATTTTGCTCCAAAGGCAGCGAGACGGAATGCTGCCGAAGTTCCCGATTTGGGACGACGTGCGGACATTCGACGGCAGGCCGTGGCGGGGGAAAATCGACGTCGTCTGTGGCGGCTTCCCGTGCCAGGACATTTCCTCGGCAAACAGAAAGGCCGTCGGAATCTGCGGCGAAAGAAGCGGCCTCTGGCGCGAAATGGCCCGCATCGTCGGGGAAGTCGGGCCTGAATACGTCTTTGCCGAAAACTCACCGATGCTCGAAAGCAGGGGCGTCGAGCGCGTCCTCGAAGACCTCAACGCGCTCGGCTACGACACGCGGCGCGTCAAACTCGGAGCTGAAAATCTCGGCAAAACGGTACGGCAAAGGCTTTGGATTCTGGGGCGTCGTGCAGGCGAGCCGGATAACCCACGGAATGTCGGCTGCCGCGACGCTGAATACGAAGTACGGAGTGATTGTTTCCTCCGCACATCGGCGTTTTCTGGAATCCTTCGGGCATCTCCCCCCGCCGGAGTTTGCGGAATGGGCGATGGAGTTCCCCATCGGCTAGACAGGCTTGCGACGGTTGGCAACGCGCAAATTCCGGTCGTGGCGGCACTCGCGTTTACGGTTCTTAAAGGGAGTTTCGATAACCCCGAAATCGAAAAAATCGACTTTGCGGAACATTTCCGCGAAGCCGCTTAGAAAGGCTGCATAATGGCAAGATGGGTAAAGATTACAATCGAGGATATTGCGAGCTACCAGGCGGGCGCGATCGTAAAGGCTTTGGAAAGCAAGGCAAAGTATTCGGACGCGCAGGAAAATCCGCTTGAAGTCGCCATAGAGCGCATTACTGCGCGCATAAGAAGCGACGTCAAAAGCGGCGGGTTCTCCGTGGACGTTGACGATTCAAAGGTTCCGGGCGAGCTGACCGCCGAGGCGGTGGCCCTCATTGTGGAATTTGCCAAGCCGCGACTAATGCAAAAGCTCTCCGCAGACGAAGTGAACCTCGCAAACGCCGCGCGCGCCCGCCTCGACAAAATCGCGGAGGGAAAAATAAAACCCTCTCTTCCCGACAATCCTGAACCCGCCGCCGTTAGCGTCCAGGCGAGCGGCGGATGCCAGCTCGTGCGTCCCGCGCGCGGAGTTCCTCAGCGCGGGGATTATAACGGAATGTAATGAAAAATGAATAATGAAGAATGAATAATGTAATTCAACAACCCTTGCGCAGTACAAAAGCTTTATGTTCGAGCATAGAGCGGACAGGCGCGCCTGCGAGTGTGACGGGCGCGTTGCGCCCCAATTATTCATTATTCATTTTTCATTTTTAATTATGCCTTATGCCTAATCTGTCTGTCAGTCTCGCTTCCGACCCAAAGGCGGTATCGCGCTTTGAGGGGCGCAGGGCCGCTCCCAGCACGCGCACGAGCGCGGAGTGGGAGCGCGTGGCTCCGGCCCTGCGCGAGAAGTGCTTTTTTTCGGCGCGCGTCAACGACGCCGAAGTTCTTGGCAAGATGCGGGAACTCATCGGGAAGGCGGTCGATTCCTCCAAGCGCAATCCGAACGAGGCGTTGGTATCGCAGGACAAGTTCATATCCGAGATGAAGTCCTTTTTACGTTCGCGCGGCTATACTATGGGCGGAAGCAAACTCACGGACATTACAAGCAGGCGCAGGCTTGGGCTCATCTACGACATGAACATTCAAGAGGCACGCGAATACGCCCGCTATGTGCGCGGGCAGGACGCCGACGCGCTCGACATGTACCCTGCGCAGGAATTCGTGAGGGTTGAAAGCCGCCGAGTGCCGCGAACGGACTGGCCGATGCGCTGGCGCGCGGCGGGGGGCAAGATAAGGGGCGGCCGCATGGTGGCTTTGAAGTCCGACCCCGTGTGGACGAACCTTTCGCGCTTCGGGCGTCCGTACCCGCCATTTGACTACGGCAGCGGCATGGGCGTGGAGGACATAGACAGGGAGGAAGCCGTGGAACTTGGCCTGCTTCCCGACGACGAGCCCGCCGACGAAATCCCCGACTTCGACATTAGGCTGGAAGCGGAAGTCTCCCTCGACCGCATACCGGAGGACATGCTCGACTCTATTATAAAAGAGACTCCCAACGCGCGCATCGAAGGCGGCAAGCTAAAAATGAGCGACAAAAAGCCTCTTCCGACCTGGAGAGATACGGGGCTTGAGTCTGCGCGAAACTGGAAACCGAGCGTTAGGGAGACGACTATTTCAAAAACGGAAGCCGAAAAAAAGCTGAAAGACGGCTTTGCCGTGAGCGACCCGACGGGCAACGCCGCGGTTTTCTCCGACGACACCATTCATTGGCGAAAAAGTCTGACGGAAAAAGATGCCGCCGACGCCTTCGGACGCCTGATACGCCTGCCCATGGCCGAAATGTGTGTCTCCCGGTCAAAGGAAATCTGGCAGCTTCCCAACGGCATGCGCAACTACGTCTTGGATTATACCAATAGGAACGGAAAACATAAGGGTATTGCTACATCAGTATATCCCGACGGAGGAGTTCATACCTACTTTATAGAGGATATAAACGGACTGAACCTTTTTAGAAAGGGAGAATGTATCTACAGAAAAAAGGATGGCGATTAAGGGAAATCTTAACCGCCACTTGATCCCGAGGGAATAGCCACTTCCTGCACCCTCGTTCACTGTCTGATTAAAATATCGGCCAAAACATTCAGAAAATCAAGAGAAAAAGATGCTTTTAAAATTTACAGTCAAAGCGGCAAAAGGCAAAACGCGCGGGTTCGTTGTTGTTGTAGAAGACGGAATGGTGGTGCGCACTTATTTCGCAAAAGATTTAAACGCCCTGAACAATGCACGGAAAGGCGAACTGATATGGAAAGAATAAAAAAGACGCGGACGAATCCGCGCCTTGGCGATTTACCGATTTCTCGGCTGGTCGGGGAGCCACCATTACAGGTTCAGTCTGACAACCGTAGGCGGTAAAAGTATCGCAACTGACTGCACTTCTACCGTTGCTTTAAACACTATCGGCCAAACCCATTTGAAAATCAACTGAAAAAAATGCTTCTGAAATTCACAGTCAAAATGCGTGCGGGCGAGGATGCGAGGCGAATTGAACGCCTTGCCGCGAAGCTTTCCGACGCGCAAAAGCTCAATGCCGCCGTCGGCAGGGGCTTTGAGCGGACGCTCCGCCGGCATTTTCGGGAGTTAGACAAACGGCCCAACCGCCGCGGATGGCGCAAGAGCCATTTCTGGGAGAAAATCGCGGCAGACACCGTATTTGCGGGGGCCGATGACAACAGGGCCGTCGTTTCGATAGGTTCGGATTCCGGCCCGAAGTTCGCCGCAAAGGTGTTCGGCGCGAGGATTCGCCCCAAGGGCGGCAAAAAGTTTCTGGCGATTCCGGCGATTGAGGCGCGCTACGGGGTTAGCCCCTCGAGCCTCGACAAGAGCGAACTCCAATTCCGCCGGACGCGCCGCGGCGGGTTGCTCGGCGTCATACGCGCGGACGGCACAATGCAGGTTCACTACTGGCTTGTGCGCAAGGCCGACACCCCGCGCGACCCCGACGCGCTGCCGAAGAAAGAAACCGTACTGGAGGACGCGAAAAAGGAAATTTCAAAATACCTTAGAATAAAATGAACCCGTCAAAATTATACCAATTTCAGGAATGGCTTGAAGGCAAGGTGGCTGCGGTTTTGCCGGAGGGCGTCGAAGTCATTTGCCGCCGCAAGGGAAATATCGACAACGACATTCAAAACGCGCTTTCGTCGCTCGGCATCGCGGTTGTGATAGAGCCTCCGCTGCCGCTTGCGTGGGCAAAGACCTACATACTTAAAGCCGAAACCGTCGAAAGCGAAATCCACATTCTGGAAAACGTCATGCTGCAAAACACGCAGGAAACGGCGTACAGCCTGCTTGAAAAGCTTGCAAAGTCGTTGCACGAGGAACGCTGCGACGAACTCGGCGGGGCTGTGATCACGCTCGGCAGCGTCCGCGACGAATCGCCCGCGGACGAGCCTGTCCTGCACTTCGTGCTGCCGCTTACGAATGCTCTGAATCTTTAATGAATAATGAAGAATGAAAAATGAATAATGTAATTCAACAACCCTCGCGCAGTGCGAAAGCTTTATGTCCAGCCATAAAGCAATCGGCCGCGCCTGCGAGAGTAGCGGGCGCAACGCGCCCCAATTATTGGCTCGTTGCTCTCGCCCCTTCGGGGTGCGCCTGCGGCGCATCTAAACGCGCCTCCGGCTTGTTTTCATTATTCATTTTTCATTATTCATTCTGAGGCAAGACCTCTTTCACCTTTAAACTCAACAAAGGAAAAAATGAAACAGTATCCAATCGAAGACATAAAAGCCCCCGCGTATCTGTTCGTGGGCGGGAGCGTCCTTTTCATAAAGGACAACATAAAAGTGCAAAAGACCTCGGCGCGCCTTGACGTGGCGACCTCGCACGCGATAAAGGCGGGCGACATTATCACCGACCAGGCGATAACGATAAAGGGCTCGCCAGTGGCGTTCTCGAACATAGACGCGCTCTTCAAGGAATTGAAGCTCGTAAGGGGCGCGCGCATTCCCAAGATTGAAAACTTCTATATAGTCGCGCGCGTCGCTTCCGACAAGTGGGTGAAGTGGACATTTCTGCCGGCAATTCACGACACGATAGGCAGCATTACTTTCGGGGCGAACCTGCCGCTCGGAGAGCACGGCTGGACGGTCTATCCCGACCCGCTGAATCCGACATCTCCCATGGTGACGAGCTCCGAACTTGACGCCGCCCCGACCGTTCCGGACATGGAGGACGCGGGGAAGTTCATGCTGCGGTGCCTCGGAATCTACGGAGAGGGCGACAGCGCGATAGACTTCGACACCGACGGCGCGAGCATTGAAATTTCCCTCACGACGGAGGACGCGCAAAACGACCGTTTGATTAAGTACGGCAAAAACCTCACGGATATGAGCGTTTCGGCCAAGTTCAAGCCAAGAAACATCACGCTTGAAAAGTGGCAGACGCTCACGGGGATTTTAAAGAGCGACACTCTCGGGGAATTTAAGGGCGTAGGCTCGCTTCCGAATCTTGTCTTGCGCGGGGCGAAGAGCGGCGACTTCCAGTTTACTCTTAAATCCGCGCGCTGCGCAGACCCGTCGGCAACTTTCAGTCCGTCCGAGGCGTTGATGGACGAGCTGACGTTTGAGGCGATGGGCGACAACCTGGGCGACAACAAGCTCACCATCGGCACGGCCGCTGCGGACTTCACGTTTGAAACGGATACGGTGCTTACGGCGAAGCTTTCGAGCAAGGGCTCTAAGTCCGGAACGGTGGTTGCGTGATGCGGCTCGTAGTCGGAGATAAAATCATTGCCGACGCGGCCTCGGACGGGTTGACGCGCTGGATTCGCGCGGGAAAGCCCGAGCTGCGGCTGCGCGCGAACTCGCTGGAAATTGTGGGCGCGAAATACGCCCGCAATTCCTCGCGGGCGTGGGGGCAGTATTTTTCCTTTATCGTGACGGTCGGCAGGCAGTTTGCGTCCTACGCCGCCGCCGAGGACTTTTGGCTTTCCCATACTGCGGAGCTTTCAAGCGGGGCGGAGGGCGTTTTGAAGTACGAAGGAATCTTGGGCAAACTCTACGGCTTTGAAAACGCCGCCCTTGAAGGCGTGAAGCCGGTGTCGGAAATCGGCGTATCGACTGAAATCGAATACACTTTCCGCTGCGGACGCCCAACAGAGGACTTTGACAGCTTGATTGTGGTCAACGGCGCGGTGCTCAAAATCGGGGAATTTTTCCCGTACATAAAGGCAAATCTATGAGAAATCTTGAAGAGAAAGAGATAAAGCAGTTTTCGGAATTTACCGAGGTGACGCCGGAATCGTCGCAGAACTTGATAACCGACAAGGGCCGCTTCACCGTCGGCGCGCTATTTAGCGCGGTCGTCGCCTATGCTACGGACTTGATAAATGCGGCGGTAAACAGCGCGGTGAGCGGCGTGCAGGCGTTGATAACTTCGGCCGCGGAGGACGCTGCGGAAGAGGCCGTCGAGGGCGTCCAGGAGACGATTGCGGCGGCGGCGTCAAGCGCGGTGACGCAGGCGGAGAGCGCAAAGGCGGGAGCGGAGGCGGCAAAGACCGCGGCGGAAACTGCCAAGAGCGGCGCGGAGACGGCGAAGGACACGGCCGTCGCAAAGGCGGAGCAGGCAGCCTCCGACGCCGACGCGGCGGCCGCCGACAAGGCGGCGGTGCAAACCATTAAGACGGAAGTCCAGTCGCTAAAATCCGCCGCGGAAGCCGCCGCGCAAAGCGCGCAGGAATCGGCGTTCTCAAAGGCAAATAGTCCGCAACTGTGGTTCAATCGCGGCAAACTAAACGTACCGGATTGGCCGTCTGTCGTACTTCCGCTGCCGTTTTCGCTCGCGATAGAATACGAGGTCGAAAGTTGGGACGGAATAAGCTACGAATACAACAACGAATTTTCCTTCTTCAACTGTACGAACGCCGACTGGGACGCTTCGGGCTATCCGATTTATGGATTCCGCCTTACCAAGAACGGGGAATCGACTTTGGGATTTACGCTCGGCGGCTGCGGCGGCGAGGGAATGGGAGCGTCGCGCGGATGGACAGGAAGCATAACGCTGCCGACGGGCAGGCACACGCTCGCCCTCGCCGTTCCCGCGCCCGACGCAAGCGGCAACAACCCCGCGTCCATACCGGTATACATAGACGGCGAAAACGCGGGCAGCCTCGTCGCATCAGTCGGCAAGCACAACACGTCGGTTTCATTCCAAAAGCCGCTTGTGATAAACGAGCGCGGAGTGTATACTGGCGGCGCAACCTTCAACGAATTTGAAATCGCGCTTTCGCGAATCTCGATTTTCAGTTTCGACATATCGGCCGAAAGCGCGCCGTACACCGTCGCCGACTACGCGGCGGGCAAGAGTGTTCCGCCGTCGCTTTTGCGCTCGTCGATATTCGGCGACAAGAGCTATAACATTTATTACAGGTCGAACGCGGCAAACAATTACGACGTTGCGACAAGCGCGCTTACTTTCTTCCAGGCTGCGGGAAGCGAATCCGCGCTTGCGTCATTGCTATTCAATGTGAATTTCCCCGTGCCGATTGCCGCGGGAAAGAAAGTCCGGATAACCTACGATTCTATAACCGGCGACGCCGTTCAAAACTCGGGCGGGGCCTATGCGTACGTATCGTTTTACGATTCCTCTTCGCAGTACGTCTTGGGCGACGCGCAGTTGACTAACCTTGGCGGCGAAACGATTGTCAAGACGCAGACGGCCTCTTACGCCTCGCGCAAGCTGGAAAGGGTCTGCGTGTACGTGTATACGACCGCATCGTCCGAAGCCGAGCAGACGATAAAAATCAACGGGCTGCGGATAGAGGTTGACGGCGCGGTCTTGTGTCTCGACGGCTCGGCCGACGGACTTCAGGCGCGCGACATGTCGGAAGGCGGCCACCATGCCTGGATGTACGGCGGCGTGCGCGCCGGCAGGCCCCGCGCCGCGGGGCAGTCGAACTGGCGGCTTTCGTGGACTTCGGGCAGCTCCACGGGCGCATATTGCGGGCAAAATTCCGCCGCCCTCGCGTTGCCGGAATTTTCACTCTCGCGCGTGCGCGTCAGGAGCGACAACGCCGCGACATTCAAAGTCGGCGACGCCTCAAACGCCGCCGCATACTCCGCGGAACTGTCCGTGCCGGCCTCCGGCTGGGCGGAGCTCGAGATAACGACAAAGACGGCTTCCGCCCTTACATTTACGCCGACCGCGGCCCTGTCCGCGGCGACAAACTTGGACATCATCATCGAACATAGGAGAACGTACTAATGGCAAATTCAAACGCACAGGAAGGCGCGCAGGAAAGCGCGCAAGTGGAAGTTTCAATCGGCGGCGGAAACGTGCTGCGCATAGAATCCGTGAGGGTGTGCGGCGACGTGCGCGACGCCTCCGGCAAGACGATTGAGCGCGGCCGCTTTATCGAGCTGGACGCCGCGCAAGTTGCGGCTCTCGGGCAAGAGAACATTCAGGACATCGCCGACGTGTGGGCGGCAGAAAACGATTAGGCAAATGCAAGCGGAAAACAACATGGCGACGTTCCTCGGGTATGAGGAAGTGGAACTTTCAAAGCCGTTGAACGGCAAGAAATCGGTAAAGGTAAAATGCCTGCCGGTGAGAAAGCTCGCGGAATATGCGGCTTTGTTTACGATAGAGCCGGAACTCATCGAGCTTGCGACGGAACTCTCGGCGGAAGAAGTTGACATGCTCTCCGCGGAGGATTCCGGCAAGATTTTTGAAAAGGTGCATGAGCTAAACTTCGACCCTTTTTCGGCGTGGCTGAGACGGAAGGGGAAAGCCGCCGAGATGCAGGCCCAGGCTTATGGGATAGCCCTTCCGAAAGACGGACAAGCGACCGATGGCGAAGAACCTGCGAGCTCGCCGGATGGATTGCCGCAAACTCAGGGCTGACATGGGAGGAGGTTTTAGACTTGTCGCCGTTGAGACTGCGGTTTGTGGCCCGCGCGATAGACCGCCGCCGCGCGCTCGACAAGCTCGCAATCTTCGACGCGCAGGCCGCCCTCATGGACGAAAAATCCCTCAACCGGCTCAACGCCGAATTGAGGGAGGCTCAAAGGTGAAAACGGGGAAGCCTACTTCTTATACATCTTTATGACAGGTTTCCCCAAAGGCATATTTTTCAGAAAATCAATACCAAGGTTTATCAGGCACAGAAAGAATATGAAGCCGCCGGTTATGAACAGGCAAAATATGACGCATAGTATTTGCGATAAAAGTGAGGGTTCTTCGGTCATCTTCTCTTCTTTCTTTAATTAAAATATCGCACAAAGGTTCCACAAATCAACAAAAATCGGACGGAAAATGGCGGACGAAAAACCTTACAACATTTCCATAGAGACGAAGGCGCAGCTTGCCGAGCTTCAAAAGCTGCTAACGGAGCTCCGAGCCATAAACGCGGAAATCGCCAAAATGAACGGGCTGACGTTTAGTTCGATAAATGCGTCGGTGTCCGAACTTGCAAAGGCCGGAAAGGAACTGTCCAGCGCGCTGGTGTCGCTGCCGAAGACAATGGACACGATAGCGGACGATGTGAAAAAGATAGGCGAGGAATCCAAGAAGGCCGGAGAAGATTTGAATGGGTTGAAAACGACTGCGCAGGGCGTATTCATGGAGCTCGGCGCGCAGATAACCGATTTTGCCGTAAATAAATTAAAGCAAATTCCCGCGGCAATAATGAGTTCAATCGAGGCGTTCGGGCAACAGGAAATGGCGGTGCAGAAACTCGCCGCGGCGATAAGGTCGCAGGGCGGAAATGTTAGCGAAATACTGCCAATATACGAATCGCTTGCGGGTGAAATGCAGCGATTGACAACTTACGGAGATGAGGAAGTGCTTGCGTTGCAATCCACGGCAACTGCAATGGGAGTGACGTCTGAACAAATGGACTTGTGCATAAAAGGCGCTATAGGGCTATCTAATGTTTTTGGCATAGGGCTAAATGAGGCAGTGCGCGCGGCGGCAACAGTTGTCCAGGGGAAAACGGACAAACTGAATGAAATGATACCGGCTCTTTCTAAATGCAAGTCTGAAACGGAAAAATATGCCATCGCAGAGAAAGCGATGAAAGACGGCTTTGCGCAGGCGAAGGCCGAAGCGGAAAGCACATCAGGCAAACTTAAACAGGCGGCAAACGCCTGGGGAGACCTCGCGGAAGTCGCCGGAGAGACATTTGCGCCGGTGGCAGTAGAAGTCGCTGGCGCGTTAAAATCCGTTTGCGAGTGGCTTTCAAAGAACAGCGAAATTATTCAGGTTCTCATAGGCGGGCTTTCCTCGCTCGCGGTGGGGTTTGCGTTTTCGAGAATAGGCGGGCTCGCGTCCGTGGCGGCGCTTTTTAAAACGGTTTCCGCAGCGATTGCGGGGACGAAAGCCGCAAGCGACGCGCTGAATGTATCTTTGAAGGCCAATCCTCTCGGAATCGCGATGACGGCGGTTTCGGCGTTTGCGCTGCTCGTGTCGCATTTGCATTCGAAGGAAAAGGCGAGGTACGAATCCAACATCGAACAGTCGAAAGAATACCGCGACGGCATAGACGCGGAAATCGACGCCATGAAGCAGTGGGGCATATCGGCCGAGGACAATGAAAAGCGCACTGCGGAGGTGGCCGACGAGATTGCCAAATTGAAAGCAGAAGAGGAAGAGTACCGGAAATCCCACGGCCAGCTGCGCGGAGCCTATGGCGGGGCGATGTACAAAGTCTACTCGAAAGAAGAGCAGGCGGAAATCGATAACTACCGCGCCAAGATTGAAAAGCTTGAAGAACGGCAAAAGGCGGCGGCCAACGTAAAGGAATTGGACGCTCTTGCCGCGAAACGCCACGCTGCGGCGGTTGCGGCGTCGGAGGAAATCCTTGCCAAGAGCGCGGAAGAGATGCGGGCGGCGCAGTCTGCGACGGAGGCGTTGAAGGTGACGCGGGAAAGATACGCCAGAACCGAAAAGGAAATCGCCGAACTTCAAAAGGCTTTTGACGGCGGAAAAATCGCGGATTCCGAGCGGGTGGCGAAGGCGGAACGTTTGCGGCGCGCGCGGCTGGAATTGCTCGAGCTTGGCAAGAAGGAAATCGAGCAGGAAACGGCCCTTGCGGCGTCGAAGTACGCCGCGTTGAAGACGGCGGAGCTCAACAAGCAAAACGACCTTGAGGCGCGGCTTGCGGGCGCGCGCCTGCACGGGAACGCGGCGGAGGCCAAGTCGCTTGAAACGGAGCTTGAAGGGGTGAAAATCCAACGGAAGCGGCTCGACATAATAACGGCGTACATATCTGCGCGGAAGTCGGAAATCAAAACCGCGGAGGACTTGAACCGCATACAGGCGGACGCGGCGCGCTACGCAAACGCGACGCTCGAATTTGAAAAGCAAAAGGCCGATTCGGAAAAGTGGTTGAACGGCGAAATTGAGAGGAACAAAGCGGCGCAGCGGGACATGGAAGTGGAGATATTGCGCGCGCGGGCGGCGGGCAACGAGGCGGGGGCAAAGGAGCTCGAGCTAAAATTGAAAATAGCCCAGACTGCGGCGGAAATCTTTGAATCCACGCGCAAGGAGGGTATGAGCCGCGACGAGCTCGAACGCTTGCAAGCCTCCGCCAACGAAAAGGCGCGCGAAAAGTGCGAGCTTGAAAAATCCATAACGGACGAGGTTGAACGCCAGAACTTGGCAAAGGATGCGCAGGCGAAAATCGAGGACATTCTTTTAACGAACAAAATCGAGCAACTCAAATCAGAAGGAAAGCTAACCGAGGCGCGGGAGCTTGAACGGGAAAGGGAAAACAGGCGGACTATTGCGGGAATACCAGGATTGTCTGCGGATGATAAGGAAAAGCTTCTATCCACCATGCGCCAGACAAACGACTACCGCGACAAACAGGAAAAAATGCGCGGTGGCGGCGGCGGAAGCGGTTATGGCGCGGGAACGTCGTCCTATTCGGGCGGCGGAGGTTATGCGGGAAGTTCGGGCGGCTCTTACGGCAGTTCGGGATACGGCGGAAGCTACGGCGCGAGTTTCGGCGGCGGATACGGAGGCGCGGCGAAATATTCGGGGCCGACGCCGCCGAGACGCCCCCGTCCCGCGACCATTTCGGAAAAGTATCGCGGGCTTTACAACGAATGGCAGGCGTCCGGCGGCTCCCGAAGCGGCGTAAGCTGGATAGACTACCGCAACAGCCGCCGCGGCGAAGTCGACGCCGCGGAAAAGGCGAGAAAATCCTATGGCAAAACAGTCGTCACCGACGCAAACACGCCGGTCGCCGAACAGCGCGACCGCGCGGCGAAAACCATATCCGGAATCGAAAGCGAAGCCAAAGGGATGGCGTCGAGGGTGACGCTCGGCGGCGCGGTAGGGGCGGCTGCAAACAGCGTTCCGAACGAAGCCCCGCGCAAGGCTCCGCGCGCAGGAGGAGAGGAGGAGAGCGAATCGCCCGAAAACAGGCAGCGGCGCACTCAAATTCAAACAAACTCGCAAAACACGCGCCAGCAAACCGCGCAACTATCAAACCCAACGCTCGGAATCCTGCGTGAAATTTTAATGAATGTTAAGAGTCTTAGGGAAAGCGATTAA